CATCAGCCATATACAGATGTTATATGTATGCCTGTTAAGAAAATGTATGATTATTTAAAATGGAAAAATTCATTAGAAGATTCCAAAAGAAAATTAATGGAAGAAAAAGCATCAGATATGAGAAGTAAACAAAGAAATAGAAAATAGGAGATAACTGGGATATAATGGCATCTAATCATAATTCTTTATCAAAATTTTTTGAATCAAGTGTTGGTGGGAAGACTAGATTAGGAGATTATATTCCAGTAATTTCTTCAAAAGGAGATTTCAATAAAATTTCTGATTTATCTGTTATATTAAATTCATGGAGTAATATATTATCAACTCCACGTGGAACATATACCAATAATCCACAATATGGCAGTGAATTATATAAATATGTATTTGATCAAGCTGATGAAAGAACTATTGAAAAAATACGAAATGAAATAAAAATGAGTTTATCAAGATATGATGATAGAGCTGTGATAAAAAATATCAAGATAGTTTTCTTTTCAAACATGAAGGGATTCCTTGTTGAAATCGAGGTAGATTATCGTGGAGATCGTGGTGTAGTAAAATTGCCTTTCTCTGAATCTCAATTAACAATGATTTAAAAAATTCAATTGTAAGGAATCTATCATGGCTGGAATTCAAAATTATTTTAGGTTGTATAATTATGTAAAAGAATATGAAAAAATGCAGCTAGATTTTTTCGCTAAACACGCCTTAGCATTCCCAATAACATACTGGAATATTGATCCTGAAAAAACAATCTGGGACCGAGATATTATGCAGGGTGGAGCTTACGAGAGAATTGGAGATTTATCTGGAATAAAATACAACAAATTTTTATTATTACCCATT